AATATTTATTGATCACTGATTATTTATCAAAGGTCCACATTAAATTATTCTCATTCGAAGAAGATTCAGTATGTGTAAAATATTTGTTGTGTACTGATTATTCATCGAAGGTCTACGCTAAATTATTCTCATTCGAGGAAGATTCAGTATGTGTAAAATATTTATTGATCACTGATTATTTATCAAAGGTCCACATTAAATTATTCTCATTCGAAGAAGATTCAGTATGTGTAAAATATTTGTTGTGTACTGATTATTCATCGAAGGTCCACGCTAAATTATTTTCATTCGAGGAAGATTCAGTATGTGTATTAAATATTTATTGTGTACTGATTATTCATCGAAGGTCCACGCTAAATTATTTTCATTCGAGGAAGATTCAGTATGTGTATTAAATATTTGTTGTGTACTGATTATTCATCGAAGGTCCACGCTAAATTATTTTCATTCGAGGAAGATTCAGTATGTGTATTAAATATTTATTGTGTACTGATTATTCATCTAATGTCCACGCTAAATTATTCTCATTTGAAGAAGATTCAGTGTGTGTAAAATATTTGTTGTGTACTGATTATTCATCGAAGGTCCACGCTAAATTATTTTCATTCGAGGAAGATTCAGTATGTGTATTAAATATTTATTGTGTACTGATTATTCATCGAAGGTCCACGCTAAATTATTTTCATTCGAGGAAGATTCAGTATGTGTATTAAATATTTGTTGTGTACTGATTATTCATCGAAGGTCCACGCTAAATTATTTTCATTCGAGGAAGATTCAGTATGTGTATTAAATATTTATTGTGTACTGATTATTCATCGAAGGTCCATGCTAAATTATTCTCGTTCAAAGAAGATTCAGTATGTGTAAAATATTTTTTGTGTACTGATTATTCATCGAAGGTCCATGCTAAATTATTTTCCTTAAAAGAAGATTCAATGTGTGTAAAATATTTGTTGTGTACTGATTGTTCATCGAAGGTCCACGCTAAATTATTCTCATTCGAAGAAGATTCAATGTGTGTAAAATATTTGTTGAGCACTGATTATTCATCGAAGGTCTCCGCTAAATTATTTTCATTCGAGGAAGATTCAGTGTGTATTAAATATTTATTGTGTACTGATTATTCATCGAAGGTCCACATTAAATTATTCTCATTTGAAGAAGATTCAGTATGTGTAAAATATTTATTGAGCACTGTTTTTTCTTCGAAGGTCTCTGCTAAATTATTTTCATTTGGTGAAGATTCAGTGTGTGTAAAATATTTATTGAGCACTGATTATTCATCAAAGGTCTCTGCTAAATTATTTTCATTTGGTGAAGATTCAGTGTGTGTAAAATATTTATTGAGCACTGATTATTCATCGAAGGTCCACGCTAAATTATTTTCTTTAAAAGAAGATTCAGTCTGTATAAAATATTTGTTGTGTACTGATTATTCATCGAAGGTCCACGCTAAATTATTTTCTTTAAAAGAAGATTCAGTCTGTATAAAATATTTGTTGTGTACTGATTGTTCATCGAAGGTCCACGCTAAATTATTTTCTTTAAAAGAAGATTCAGTCTGTATAAAATATTTGTTGTGTACTGATTGTTCATTGAAGGTCCACACTAAATTATTCTCATTCGAAGAAGATTCAGTATGTGTAAAATATTTATTGAACACTGATTATTTATCAAAGGTCAATATTAAATTATTCTCGTTCGAAGAAGATTCAGTGTGTGTAAAATATTTATTGATTATTCATCAAATGTCAACGCTAAATTATTCTCATTCGAAGAAGATTCAGTATGTGTAAAATATTTATTGAGCACTATTTTTTCGTCGAAGGTCCACGCTAAATTATTTTCTTTTAAATGGTCTCGGTATAATATATTTTTTATCACATATATTGCTCTAATCAAATGAAAATATTTTAATATTTTTATTTGATTCCATCCGGATTTATCTAAAATAAAACTCAGATTCAAGGTCTCTGCCACATATCACACATGGATTTTTTACTAACCACTCTCCTATCTCAACTAAAGAATAATAATGTTGTTTGAATATAGATTTACATTTAACTAACAATTGATCTTTTTCAATTAATTTATGATTTAAACAAGATTTTATGTGAGTACAGCTGTTTCCATTTTTATTGTTCCGAATACAATAAACACATTGTATTTTTTTAGGCGTCTCCTGAATATTTTTCTCCAACCAATTATAATTAATCTTTAAACTATACACAAGACTCAAAGTATTGATTAATACCAAATTCAATTTGTGTATATTGGGTGAGCAAAATAAACGATTCTCTAATGTTTCACGCTGTCTTAGTATCTTGATCCATTTTTGTTTAGGAATTAGTGGAAGAATTGCTTTAATTATTTTAATTGAGGTACTTTTCAATAAAATTTCAAATATTTCTTCATAATTTAATCTGAGAAAAGCAGGTGGATAATAAATATTAAAAAATGCTAACTGTGGATAATTTAATAAATAAAATTGTTCGTCCAGATAAAGTTTTTGCATCGAAATTGCATGCGAAGTTTCATCTGGTATATTATTATCTAATGCGAATGTCGTTAACTGACTAAGCGGAAGATTATTTAATTCGAGAACTTTTTGCCAAACTAGATCAAACAATTCGATATCTACGTCATAAATGATTTGTAGCTTAAATAATTCTGTTAAGATTATTCGCGCTTCTAACATTTTTTCATAGTTATTTATTTGAGATATTACAATTCGATCATGACATCTGAATCTCACACAATATGGTAAGTATTCATTATAGGGAATAAAATCCAACAATTGATGAACAAACCATAGGCTGTGATTTTTGCAATCAATGATTTTATGATAAATTTCTTCTTTTGACAAATCAATCGATGAGAAAATTTTATATGAATCAGTTCGATCAACAATAAATTCGCTACCTGATACTTCATGTGATGTAACATAATGAAAATAATTATCAAATGACCAAGATAACTTATTTTTCTCCAATAGATTAATTATTTTCACCGCTTCTTCTGTATTGGCCAAACGAAACACGTGATGATAATTTTTAATATTGATAATTGGAGGAGATACTCTTAAAAATAAAATTAATAAGTCAGGATAAGGATATTCTGTAAAATCAAATGTTTGATTTTCGCTGAGTTTGTAAAAATATTCAAGATCATATGAACTCATTTTAGTTTCATCGTCATTTATTAAAGGATAGTAAACACAATTTGTAATTTCCGCGAATTCTTCACACGAATTTCCATCAAGGTTCATTTTTTTGTGATTGTACCTTAGATAATAATAATGTTTCGCCACATGCTTTTATCAAATTCAATTTTTTTGATAAAAATTGAATTTTTAATTGTATTTATGATGACATTATTCATATTTTAAACATAGTACCATGAGTTTTATTATTAGATCAGTAAAAGTCGCTATTTGTTTAGTAACTGTAGGCGCACTCGCTTTTATCTATAAAAATATTTACAAAAAATATGACTCAAAAGATATCTTCCAAACTTTGTATCGGAGGAAATCAGCTAGTGTGCTAACACAAACTATTTCTAGTGAAATGGTGTGGATCTGTGAAGAATCAAATAATGCACCAAATGAAGAAGAATCAAATGATGCGCAAAATGAAGAAGAATTAAATGATGCGCAAAATGAAGAAGAATCAAATGAAGTACCAAATGATGTACCAAATGAAGAATCAAATGAAGTACCAAATGATGTACCAAATGATGTACCAAATGAAGAATCAAATGATGTACCAAATGAAGTACCAAATGATGTACCAAATGAAGAATCAAATGATGTGCCAAATGAAGAATCAAATGATGTGCCAAATGAAGAATCAAATGAAGTACCAGATGATGTACCAAATGAAGAATCAAATGGAGAATCAAATGGAGTGCCAAATGAAGAATTAAATGATGTGCCAAATGAAGAATCAAATGAAGTACCAGATGAAGAATCAAATGGAGAATCAAATGGAGTGCCAAATGAAGAATCAAATGATGTGCCAAATGAAGAATCAAATGATGCACCAAATGAAGAATCAAATGATGTGCCAAATGAAGAATCAAATGAAGAATCAAATGAAGAACCAGATGATGTACCAAATGAAGAATCAAATGGAGAATCAAATGATGTACCAAATGAAGAATCAAATGGAGAATCAAATGATGTGCCAAATGAAGAATCAAATGATGTGCCAAATGAAGAATCAAATGAAGAATCAAATGATTTACCAGATGATGCGCCAAAAGAAGAGTCAGATGAAGAACCAAATAATACACAAAATGAAGAATTAAATGAAAAATCACCTGATGATGCTCATGGTTCTTTCATTATTCTATCTCAATCTCAGATTAATGATAAATATCAAGATTTCCATTTTATGGAAGAAACTCCGCTTCATACGGACAACATGAGTCATTCTCAAATTTATGAGATGGTTGATGATTCGAATGATTTAATTAATCGTCTCAATATGATTTTGACTAGTGCAAAAAATGATTATCTCAAACTGAAGGATTCTCTCAAGAACGACAATCGCAAAGAATTCAATATGGCAAAAAAAGAAAAGCACCTGATGATTGACGCCATTAAAAAAAATTATCCCACACAGTTTGAAAAAATCAGGGAATATACAGTCTCAATGAAAGAATTAATTGGACACATTGGTCATCATAATGCACAAACAAATCCTCAATCCAGATCTCCAGCAACTCAATCAAATGAAATTATTGATGGTGCAAATATTTTTTGTGAGATGATGAGTCTTGAGACAAAATTCTAGTTTAGATAAAATAATTATGATCTTAAAATTAAGAACCTAATTATTTTTGCACAATGCAATTAAAGAAATTAAACCAATTAATCCAAATCCTCCACGCAATCCTCATTTAAAAGAGATTCATCAGCTAAATCATTAAATGTAATTTCATTTGGAACTATTTCACTTGATTCATTCAACTTATTTTCACAAGATCCATCTTCATTTAATGCTTCGGTTGATTCCTTGTTTGATTTTTTTTCATTTGATTCATTGATTTGAGTGTCAGCTGGCCCAAATGATGGATTTTTCTCTTGAAAAACACCAGAAGATAAAATTTGATTGAGCACTGATCCAATATCTAATCGCTTCGCACTCTGATTTTCATTGGAAACTTTTCTATTGGAATCAAAAATTGACAAAGGAAATTCAGAGTTTTTACCTAATGTTTGATGTAAGGTATCTTTTATTTTATCAATTGATGACTTTGTGTTCGTTACCTTTTCATTAGTATTATCATCTAATAAATCAGAATTAATTTCGAAGTTCTTTAATAATGACTCAAGTGTTTGCATTGAGCTACTAATCAGTTCCTTTGTGAATACTGAAGATTGATTAGTGAGTTCAGGAGAAAAAGTCTGCTCGTATTTTTCTTTTGTATTGTTTGAGGAAGAAATATTGTTCGAGTTATTCAAACTACCCAAGTTGAGATGCTCAGAAACCGTCTTCAATGATTTTTCCACTAGACTGACATTGATTGCGTTAATCAAATTTCCAAGTGGTGAATTTGAGTTAGTGTTGTGAATCACGTCAAATAAATCCCAAAGCTTTGGATAATATGTATCAATAATTTGAATAATATAATTATCATATGTCCCTTCAATGAATTTATTCAGGATATTGTAATACACATCATAAGTCTTCGCATCAAAGTTTTTAGTCAAATACATTTTTAAAAAAGATAATCCCAAGTGCAACAAAGTCATCAGGCGCTGTTTTCTTTCAAAACTAATTTCCTCTTCCAATGATGTATGTAATTTTGGTTTCATCGTATGAGATCCTAAGAAGTATTTCATTGATGGAACTCCAGGACATGAATATGAGATCAGTTCTGACGCTGATGTTGATTCTGATCCTGATTCTGATTCTGATTCTGATTCTGATTCTGATTCTGATCCTGATTCTGATCCCCTTCTCGCTTCTAATTCATTCAACAATTGTTTTTCCAAATAACTCATATTAAATAAAAGAGCAATTGATTTGAATCCACATAAGTCATACAGTGAGAAATTATCGAACTTCATTGTTGGATTGTTCAAATATTTGAAAACAAATTCCACATTGTTCAGTGTAACATACGATTCATTCAAATAAATTGCAAGAGTATTATTCTTTTTCACACGAAATCGCATCAATAAACTTTTACTCAAAACATCAGGACAACCATAATCAAATCTGTTCTTATAAATTGTAGTAAAAATAGATTGAGGTTCATAGCATGTGGCGCTTGCCATAAATGAAGGGAAAACATGAAAGGCTCTTTTTCCAATCCTAAAAATATATTCATTGTATGCGCAATCTTTTGGAATATAATATCCGATATTGGCATTAACGGGACATCTGTTGTTGGCATTAATAGGATATCTGATGTTGGCATCAATTGGACATCTGTTGTTGACATCAATGGGACATCTGATATTGGCATCAATTGGACATCTGTTGTTGACATCAATGGGACATCTGTTGTTGACATCAATGGGACATCTGTTGTTGACATCAATAGGATATCTGATATTGGCATCAATGGGACATCTGTTGTTGACATCAATGGGACATCTGATATTGGCCTCAATGGGACATCTGTTGTTGACATCAATGGGACATCTGTTGTTGACATCAATGGGACATCTGTTGTTGACATCAATGGGACATCTGTTGTTGACATCAATGGGACATCTGATATTGGCCTCAATGGGACATCTGTTGTTGACATCAATGGGACATCTGTTGTTGACATCAATGGGACATCTGTTGTTGACATCAATGGGACATCTGATATTAGCATTAATTGGATATGTTGGATTAGTGTCTAATGGATATTTGCTGTCGAAATCAATTGGACATCTGGTATTCATATCAATGGAATATCTGATATTACCATCACTTGGACATCTGGTATTGGATTGAATTGGTGCTTCAGTTGTATAATCAATTGGGCGCATTAATTTTGTATTTTCAAAATTTGCACAATTGAAAACTTTTTTGTTTTCGCTGTTTCTCAATGATCTCCTCATACTATGAAGACAAAATTTTGATTTGCGACCTGTTTGTCTTCTCATCGGAACACCTGAATATTTCTTTTCTTCTCCGCAAGATGAGACGCGTTTTGTGTTTGTGTTTGTGTTTGGATTAGTGCTTGTGTTTGTGTTTGGATTAGTGCTTGTGTTTGTGGTTGGATTAGTGCTTGTGCTTGAGGTTGGATTAGTGTTTGTGTTTCTCAGATTCGTATTATCTCTTGATCTAATATGAGAAATACCCTCATTAAAATTTTGAGATTTGAGTGCTGATTCCCACACATTTTGAATATTTCTGAAACTGGACATGTTAAATTTATTAATCTAATTAAATTATTAAAAATATTTTTTAAATAAGTTTAATCAAATAATAAAATAATAATTTATTTTCGTGCGTTGTCATCCCCTAAGATTTTTCCTATTGTTAATATATAATGCCAGGTGGTCTTATTCAAATTGCAGTATATGGTACTCAAGATCTTTTTCTTACAGGTGAACCACAAATAACATTTTTTAAAACTGTTTATAGACGTTATACAAATTTTGCGATTGAATCCATCGCACAAACCTTTACAGGTGACATTCAGGATTTCGGATCGAGGTTAACATGTGATGTTGAAAAAAATGCTGATCTTATTCATAAGGCTTATCTTGAATTTGACATTCCAGCTGTTACTTTACAAAAAGATTCATCATTGTATCTCGAAACGCAAGCTCAGGCACAAAATGATGTTAACTTAATCGTAGAATTTTTTAACATCGTGCAGTCTTACATTCAAGTTGATACTTATGTAACAACACAGTTGAACACAATGGTAAATATTACTAATATTACAATGAACTCAATTATTCTAACAATGAACACACCATCATTTATTGGAAATTTAGTAGCTGCGCGTGATAAATTATTGGCATTTATAAATTCACCTAATTTTCTTGCGATACAAACCTTGTCACAGTTCCAAAATGATTTTATTTATCAGGTTAATCGGATTGATATTCAAATTATGTTCAATATGGTGATATCTGATGTAAATGATATAGTTGCTGGTCAGGGTCTGACCACACAACAAATCGATATATTACAAAAGAAAGCGGTGCTGAACTTAATAAATAATAGACTGTACCCTGAACTTCAGGAATTTTATAATATTATTTACGCTGATAAAATTGAAAAGGATAATACGCTCGCAAAATTTGTTAATGGTACCTACAGTGAAAATTTTTTATTTGCTTGGGTAAAACAATTAGGACATGTATTAGTTGATAATATCGAGGTAAAGATTGGAGGAGGACAAATTGACAAACAAACGGGTGATTGGTTAATTCTTTTTAATGAATTGTCTTTATTGCCAGATCAAACGCGTAATTACGATATCATGATCGGAAATGTTCCGGAAATGTATACATTTGACACATTGACCAAACCCTCGATGAAATTATATGTACCTTTGCAATTTTGGTTTTGTAGACATAATGGACTGGCACTTCCCTTAATTTCAATGAGGTATCATGATTTATTAATCAATTTACAAATCAAAGAATTTGCGCAATGTGCTTATGTTGAAAATACGGTGAATCTTCCTTCGATGGATAATATACAAAACATGTACAATATTCATCTTAATTCAGCAACACTCTACTTAGATTACATTTATTTAGATCACTTTGAGCGCGTAAGATTTGCTCAAGCAACACATGAATATCTAATCGAACAAATACAATATAATGAATTTCAAATGAGTTCAACCTACACATTCAATGGAACACAACAAATTAATATTCCACAGGAAGACACACTACAGTTATATTTTGCGAATCCCTGTAAGGAATTAATTTGGTTTTGTCAGCCAAATCAATATCGATATAATGTCACAGGGAAAAATCCTTGTAGATGGTCTAATTTTGGTACTAAACCCAATGGATCAGGAGCCACCACCGAATCTTCCTACCTCCTCATCAACGGTTTTGCTCGAACACTTAATCTTGATCAAAATTATTATAATTATGTCCAACCCTGGCAATGTCATACAAGAACACCCGCTGAAGGTATTCATGTTTACTCATTTGCATTAATACCAGAAAAACATCAACCATCGTCCGCATGTAATATGAGCAGAATTGCAAGCCAGGGTCTTCATCTTAAGCTAAGTAACGCACTCATTCAACTCGCGGAATCAAATACAGATCCCACGATTCCAACTGGTGTTTATGTTGGGGTTTACACCATCAATTATAATATTTTGAGATTCTTTAATGGTTTCGCTGGATTAGCATATCAAATTAGTGCGTAAAATGAAAAAATTGATTTTTTATTTATTTTAATTAAATCATCCCCCAAAATAACATAAAATAACATAAAATTTGCAATGGAAGTTGTTGATCCCCAAATCAAAAGAAAAACCTTGTGCAAATTCAAGTGCAAGGATTTATTTTTAATCTTATTTACTATTATTATATTCATTCCATTTGGCGCATACTCAATTTATTTTTCAAGATTAATTCAATGTAATAACAAATTTGATATTCCGCAAGTTATCCTTGCTTTCGGCATCGTTTCGCTTACTTCATCTCTTTTTTATTTAACTTGTCTGGTCAGTAGGTTATCTAGTATATGTAGCACACGTACTGGAATGTATTGGGCCACTTTTTTTACTCTACTTAATACGTTATTTTGGATTTCATGGATTATAATGGCTTCATTAATTTTCTTTACTGGCGAATGTTTCCACACACTCATCTACAAAGATTTCACTTGTGTGATTGTTATTTATGTCCTGGCCTATCTTCATCTCTTCTTACCTTATTTTACAAAAGGAGGGAGGTATCTTTTTACTTGTTGTTGCACAAAACTTGCTAATTCAAATAATACGAATGATGCGAATGGTACAGTCCATAATGATAACTTCATATTTTTTTGCTTGTTTTCTGATTTTACACCTGACACTCAGGCTTACTCCAATGACGGTTGTGATTGTGATTTTAATTATGATTGTAATTATGATTGTGGTAATGATTGTGGTAATGATTGTGATTGTGATTGTGATGGGTTCGGTGCAGACGATTGTGGAGATATTTATTAAAAACAAAAATATTTATTATCATCTGACCTCAAATTAAGTCTCATAAAATATGTTTTATCGAATAATAAATCATATTTTATCATCAGCTCACGAAATTTAATACTAATTTTTGCACAATATAAGATTTATGAATAATTATTTATTTAACGTCAAATTATATAAAATGACCGGCGGTATTCTTCAATTGGTTTCAAATAATGGTCATCAAGATTATTTTTTACTTAACGAACCTCAGATAACACATTTTAAGAAAATTTATCGTAGAAACACACAATTTTCTACTGAACCAATTAATTTATATTTTAGTACTCCAGTGGAACTAGGGCAAAAAGCGAAATGCAAATTATTAAAACTTGGTGATCTCCTTCATCGACTGACTCTTGCGGTGGATCTCCCAGCATTTGAAGCACAGTTTCAGAACCTTAGATCAGAAGATATTGCAATTCTTATTAAGAATTCTATTTTATCCGATCAAGTTTTTTACAATCAGTTGTCACGATCCATTGATATCACACAAAGTACGGAAGTAAATTATATTATTCAATTAACACAAAGTAAAATAAACTGTTATTTGGAAGAAATCGATACACGTTTAGTTGTATTTGATGAAATGGAATCGCTACTTTACCCGAACGAATTACCTGTTCCCATCACAGAAACTACACCTGTGATTATTCAAGAGGAAATTGAGCAGGCTGGGAAGGTTAAAACACAAAAAAATAGGGGGAAAATGGATAAATCAAAAAATAAATCTATCCCGCTTCCTCCCACTTATCCCACACCAATTTATTCCTATGATCAAACAACACTTGAGAATGAAACACAGCAGATTTATAATTTTCATGATTTTAAGTACGAGCTATCTCAACTCTGGGTTACACAACCATTGAAGGAAAAATATTTTCTCATTAGCAATTTCCTCGAGTATTATTACGATATCCAAAATCCACTCCACGAGGATCGTGCATCATATTTGGTTGATGATAACCCCTTGTTAAATAATCAAAATCTTGCTAATATGATGCTTTACATTGAAGTATTTTATAATTTAGTCCCATCGCGTGAAATATTATTTTTGTATTTTATTGCATTCAAACAATTCGCAACTACTTCATCAGGTGTTGTGGTTAGTCTGGACAGTATGATCGAAGCACTTAATACAGGATTAGAATTGTATTTTGGCAATGTTTATAAAAATCTCCCCACTCTATTAACATTAAATGATCGATTCAATTCCTTGATCAGTGATCAAATTAAGGTGGAAAATCCTGATCCCTTGAGTTTAGATTCATATTATTTAATGCAACAGTATGCGGCTAAATTTAACAATAATCCTGGCAATATAACAGATCTCCAGGCACTTTATTATAATTATTCCCTCTCATATTACTATTTATTGAATTCATACAATACTGTTATTAAAGTAGTACAATCCCTATCTTGTTCAATACCCTTGATCGGATGCCAGGCACTTCTTAAAGGTAGTTCCAATACTGATTTTCTTTCGGTGTATTTGGCAAATGGTGCGGTGGTAGTAGGACAAACCTCATCGGACGCCATGAGTCCACAAGGTTGGCAAATGTTCCTTGATCCAAATTATCGTATGGATAACCAATTTAAAATAAATAATATCGAAACATTGACGGAATTAGATTCAAACAATATTTATTACAGCGATACGATCATCAATAATTACCTATCACTGACCACCACACAAATGAATTACAGTTATAACACTATTGAAAATAATTTTAATCAGATTCTGAATTACTTTAATCAAGTGGAAGTAAATCCAGGATCATATTTTTTCAACCGCGTTGCTTATTTAATTGTGAATGGTACCGTGCAATATGGTAACTTTCCTTATTTTGGTCAGTATGTAACACCGTTATATGGATATCAACAGAACTCGCCAACAGATTTTCCCATGCCAAATAATGTTTATTGTGTTTCCACAATGTTTTTTTCTTTTCTTAATGACCTCTTTTCACTAAATGTAGAAAATCAATTGAAATTAATTATGACTGTTCCTGGAATTATTGCTCCTGATGATGATAATTATTATGAAGATCCGCTCACCGCACACGCTTATGCTGAGGATCTGATTAGTGCATTGTTTGAAAATATGATTTTGATTGCAACTGATATCGCATATCAAGTTAATCAATTAGTGACACAAGTTGAAAATCCTCCTGATGCAATTACCGTTCCACAGTATCCATATCGTTTAGATACATATGGCGCACCAACTTACAATGTTCCGCCTTATAATGCAAAAGAAGCGACGTGGACAGGACCCCTCCCAAATAATAATTATGCTGCACCTCATAATGCAAAGGCAATTGCTGTACTAAGTGTTTATTTTCATCGCCATATTATTCCCACAATACTTGATATTTTCCAAGGGGTATTTTATTACATTGATAATGCGAATGTTCAGTTTCTCACCACTGTGCTAAATACTGCGATAAATCCACTTACACAAGATGTCACTCCCAATGATATGGCACTAATCAATGGAAAATTAAGTCTCTTTTTCAATGGATTATTGCAGCAATTGTTAAATTTTTATGACACATTTAAATTTGAACAACCGGCGGATTATACCTATAGTGATATCACGATAAATCCAGACATGCAAGTAAAATGGAATTTAATCGCGCAATCATTTTTTATTCCAAATACTGCTCCCTTCTTTTGGGGTGTTGCTGATATCTCACAAATGCAATTTTATTTTACAATGGAATTTACTCATATGAGAGAACTCACTAAATTATACGCAAATTATTTATTTGATTCAGAACAAGTGGGAACAACCGCTGGTTACACAAGTAAAAGCTTAATTGAGATGACAAATAAATATTTTGTTTTAACTGATGATGGATTTTTACCAGATATGAATGTGATTAATGCAAGTCCAAATCGTTTGAAGGATTACTGGTCCGTCATGTATCGTCATAATTTGGATCCATCCACTGGTTATTCCAATCCTCTTTACTACAACACAATGAACATCATGCGTTTTGTTAATGGTGTCCCATATACTCCACCAGCATATATCGATAGTAGATTCTATGATCATGATCTCACAACACCTGTTGCGGGTGATGTTCAATACAATGCGTATATGAGAACTTATTATAACAAAACAAATTCATCACAAGTTAATACTCAAATTATTCTACCTGATTTTACACTTCCTTCAATTGATTATTTCAGAATAAAACACATTATTTTTTATAATCCAGCAATCACTATTAGTAATCCACCAGCAGGATCGTATGAAGTGGCGATACTGACCTCAATCAATTTAACCCAGGCTCTAATTAAAAATTATCCAACAAACCCATCACAATCATTGAACAAACCAGATATTTTTAATTTAACAACAGCGCTAAATGTTGTCAATGAATATATGAGTGGTTTTGCCACATATTATCCAGCATTAGGTAATTACATATTTGTTATTAGTTCCTATGCAACTAATACGGGACCCGCACCCACCCTTAGTGAATTAAATTCTGGTCTCATCGATGGTCTATTACCAGCATGGGCAGCATACTTAGATGGATCAGGTGTTACCAATGGTGATTATATCGTTCCAACTCCTCCCTTACTTCCAATCTCATCACCCTATCTTTACTCAAATCTGGTGAACAACACACTGGAAGTACAAAATGATATCATGAACCTAACACCAACAACTGACATCATTGGGTTATTTGGTGCGATGCGTGATAATTTTATTTCACAATATTTTTACTATGTTAAGTTTCAGAACAGTATTACCAATATTGATTCACTGGGTTTTGCAAATGATCAGTATGCGTATCCGAATATGAGTGATCTAACTTATGAATTAATGAGTGAAATTAATTATAATTCAGTAGATTTATCTCCAATTAAAGATCTTTCAACCTATGTTTATTTATTCCCTGAAAATTATCCCACAATCATAGCTAATATTAATTTAATGTATCTCACTCTGGATGATTTTTCACAATATATTTTCACCACGCTCACCGAATTTGTCACTACCCCAATGTTTGTGACCGCTCCAAGAATAACCACCAAAGATATAGCGGATTTGATTTATGCAAATTTTAATTCAATGCAACAACTCACACAATATCTATTGGCAAACACCAGTCCATCATCTGACTTATTTAGTAATTTCTATCAATTGATTTCGAGTTACCAACCTTATTTATCAGATCGTGATCAAATAATGTATCAGATTGAAGTTTATTTCATAAATAATATTTTTACTGAAACAAATCCTGTGGTCACTTCATCGGATATTACTGCGATTGTAGGGATTGTTGAGCCTTATGGAATAGATCCAGTAACGTATCGCGTATATTTCACCGTAATAGCTGGTCAGTTTAATTCATCTAATCGTGCTGTACAAGGCATCCTTATTAATATACGTGTGAGAAATGACTTGGATTATTTTATTATTCATGATCTGGTGGATTCCACAGTGAGTGTGGGAACAACATGGAAATCATATATCATTACACAGGTAAACATAATGTTTGATCCGATTTATTTACCTGCCTTAAATGAAAATCTCGAGTTGATTTCCAATGAATTTTATCCTTGGATATTTGTTTTTCTTGACTATTGTGTAACAAATAGTTTGGCGGTTGCAGGAGGTGCACTTATTAATTCAAGCACTATCGCAAACCCTCTGACGCTCTTTAATCAAAAAATGTTTATTAATGATACTCAATATATCAATACTCAATATCAGAGCTTTACTTATCTATTTAATGTTCAACAATATTTTTCTGACCTAATCTGGGATTACACAATGTTGTTATGTGATCAATCTGCTAATCAATATGTGCAAGAATTATCAGGGGAATTACGTTGGGTATTGTCAATAAATGAGATACATTTAACAACACAATCAGAAATTACCGCATACTTCCAAGGTTTGGCAAATGATAATGCGCTTTATATAAATGAACAAGAGGAGGCGGCGCGTACACTTGTACAGGATGCGGCGCGTAATTTGTACTACTACACGAAATTAGTTGCGGATATCTCGAGTAAGATGAGAAGAGGGGCAGTCCATGGGTCTTATACAGATGCAGGCTCCATAACATCCCCTAACAAGATAGAAGACTGGGATGTATTACCAGGTCAACCGATTTATGTACCGATGACTGATTATACATATTATTTGATTAATAACCAAGAACGAAGCGCGATTATTGTATTTCTTAAAGAAAAAATAAACGAATCAATTATCGTATTAAGTGGTTGGACAAAAGAACTTGGGGTGGTAAATGAAAATATTTCCAATATCATGTACCGGAATTTTCAAGCAAGATGCGCGTATATTAGAAAAGTTGGATTATATTTGATCAAATCAATTATTTTGCGCGCGGGTGATCAAGCATTGGACACACACACAGGTGCTTGGATGGATATATTCCACGAATTAACGGAACAATCAGAAAAAGAATTGGGGTACAATAAAATGATTGGGAATACATTGGATCAAATCACATTCGACTATAATGTGAAGGGAGGCGTAACCTTATTCATCCCTCTTATCTTTTTCTTTTGCAGAAACCCAGGAATGGCGCTTCCGCTTATAAATCTTATGGAAACAAATATGGAACTTGAAATTGCGTTCGCACCTTTATCCGATATTGCTTATTGCGAATATGATGCGGTTTTTCTTAACCCTGGATTGATTGCAAGGACCGGAGGAACAACAGTTAGCGGTGATTCTTTTGGTAATCTAAACACGAGATTAAATGCGTATATTATTGGAGAATATGTTTATTTAGAAAAAGAAGAAAGAGACGCTTTTGTTTCACGACGCTTACAATATTTATTTGAACAAACACAGTACGATTTACCCACCACAATTAATGATACAGTAGTAAATCCTGTATACAAAGTGAGTGTTTCTCAAGTGTATGCGAAAGAAGTGGATGAAGCGGGAAGGATACAAACCGTAATTACAAATGATATGGCAAATGGTGATTATGTCACAGCAAATGACGTTAATTTGAAATATTTTTTGAAAATTCCTTATGTGGCATACCGAAATGTATATACAACAAATAAATTAGGCCAGCGTGTATTAAATTTGGTTCAGGTCAATCCCACAGTAAATAATTCACAAGATCTGACTAACACACAATTAATACATGCGAAAAGATATCGAAAACAATTAAAATTTCTCCATCCATCGGAATTTATCACAATGACCACACAGGTTGTACGACATATTGATATATCCCTTCGAAATACACAACGAGATTATTTCTGGGGAGAAAAACAGTGGGATAATTATGGATTGAATTCGTATTATGATTTATCAAAGATTGTAAACACTAAATTAGCTTATGTTAAGACATTAAGTGCACGACTTTCCGATCCAAATGACCCAACCTATGGTTTTATTACATGTATTGATGCACTTATCGCTGCATATTCCACGCAACCCGCGGTCAGACCGTCCGATCCGATTGAAGGGTGGATTTATGATAATCATGACTATTTTTTGTTTACTCTTGAGCGACTAAAAACAGAATATCCTCATATTACAAATTTTACCACTCTCAACAATACGATCAGACTAAAGGAAAATATGATTGATCTCAATCCTTATTTTAACCTCGAGGATTATGATTTGATGACGAGTATGGTGAACAATATTTATTTAAATTTAAGATTTCCCCCCCCATCTAACGCGACAATTCTTAATGCTGCAAATTCAGTTGTTCCAGGATTCGATCCAAATTCATTTTCAATTGATCAGGCACAGTTCTCTAAAATTATGATTAAGATGTTGCAACCTGAAATTCTGGCCAATGAAACAAATATTTTAGCTATCCAAGGGCAAGTTTTCACTGTTTATAAATATTATAATGAGTTGCAAATTAATTATATTATTAATCTGATTGCAGAATTCTACAGTATTGAAACCCTTGATTATGAGGTAATTAATATGATACAATCATTTTATGATATATATAGCGTCAGTACAAATCCTTCTTCCTTGATTATGAATGCGTTGTTGAGTATGCTTTACACACTTGATTTTACCTCAATTGAAGTTCTCAATAATTATAATCTGCGCAGAATTATTTATTTCGAATGGAAAAATATAATTTATCAAACTGTTCCTATTGTTTCACCTCAGGGGTTGGCTCTTGATTATACATACCCCATACCAATATTTGTCACTAACATTATCGCGAAAAAACTTAACATACAACTTAATATTATTTTGGATAAGGAGATTATTCAATTGATAGATTATGCTCCACTCATGGTGAAGAAAGATGAGATTAATCCTATGCTCAGAGGACTAATTATATTTAATGGTCAGAATAGATTTTTTGAACGTGCTGATTGGAAATATTGGAATTGTGTGCAACCCTATCAATGTGCATTAAGATCACCCGCAACCGGAATTAATTTTTATTCGTGGGCAATGAATGCATTCGTATCACAACCCAATGGTGCAGCAAATCTAACGCGAGTAAATAATTTCACAGTGGAATATGATTTCAGACCTGAGATAACAAATAACAATCCAGCATACTTGATGCATCATGTTTTCAACTCAAATATTCTGAATGTGATGGGGGGACAATGTGGGGCTCAGTGGGATACACCAAAAGCTTACAATTAAACTGAGAATAATTGAGAAAAAATTGAGAAAAAATTGAAAAAATAAATAATATATGAGATATATTTAAATAAATTAACTGTAAACACTTAATACTAAAGAAAAGAATGAAAGCAAATCTTTCCGGAATTAAAATCCTAATTGAAACGGGAAAAAAACAAGATGCATACTATGGATTAAAATCACTTATCTATCACTCAAATTACGATTCGGATGAAGTTATTTTAATGTTCTTGGAATTGCACAAAATAGTTCATAAAACTATCAACAGTGATTTCAAAAGTGTGTTTAGAGTATTTTATGATTCAGCTCAAAAAAAAAATATTGATTGCAGAAGTACAATTGAAAAGATACTTGAGTTGTATCATGATGATTGGTTTGTTCATTCTTTTTTGTTAAAACTATTAAATGTACGTGGTTCGGATTACGCTTCAAATTTATGGTCATTGGTTGCGGAGCGCACGCTGGAACTTCTTGTGGATAAAGCTGATTATTCACATCAGGGAAAATTCATTGAGGATAATTTCACCAATATTAATGGAGTGTATTACAAACGTACAATTAGACAAGCCGGATCTCAGGACACAACATTTAATCCAAAAGTTGAACTGAGCAAATTATATTTTATGTACGGTTGCAAGCTTCCAACAACTTTTATTAAATGTGGAGAGAAATTTTCTCATTATTATTATGTGCTTGAGTACATCTTGAATAAATTCTCTAATCTCTTCCTTCAGGTAAAGCAAATGGAAACAATCTATGAGTTTTTCCAAAGGCTCGGAATTGATTTATATATTAGCTGGTCTGCATCTAAATTTTTAACATTTGAATCATCGTCTGATTTTGTTATGAATCCCAATCAAACTAATCTGAATATGAAAAAAGCAACCATGGAGTCGATCGTTCTTCATTATCTCGCACACAATGATTTGGATCACAAATTTGATTTACCAATTGGAGAAAAACATATGAAAGAATTATTTGATCTTAATAATATGGAAATTAAGAATCAAATCGAACAACTAATTAAAAAGGAATCTGAATTATTGGATCCTCAGGTTCATCAATTGTGGACCAGATTTAAATCACAGGATTTCACTGGAGCTCTGAGTTTATTATCTAATTCAGTATCTCTTGATTCAAAATTTATTTCGATCTCAGATTCTCTTAAAAAAAATATCATTCGTTCTCTTCGTTTGAGTCTAATCGAAAAATTAGTGTTGGATGATTCAACCAAGGATGATTCAAATAAGACTTATAAAACTGATGATCTTTCACTGGCTCTTGTAATGAGATCCCCATTTGAGTTATACGAATTATTAACATCTAACATATTCAGTTATTTATTTAATGGACTTGGACTGAGAATGGTCATTGATATGAAAATGGGTGTGGTGAGCCTTAGTGAAATTAAAGGGGTAATTGAAGCAAAAGAATTGTCGAAGGACAGCGAACCAAGGAGAAAATATTATGAAAAACTTTTAAAATCAATTTCATTGGATCGCGGATTGCGCACATTCTTTGATTATCTTAATAGAACAAAATCTGGATTTGTCTCCGAAACAAAATCAGATGATAGTCAAAGCACAAATAATACAAAAAAAGAAGCGGGGGAATTGAAATTGAAATTAAAATTAAAATCAAAAGTAAAGACTGAGTCAAAAGTAAAATCGAACTCTAACTCAAAGAAGAACAAAAATGCAAAGAATGGTAATTCATCAAAGGAAGAGAAACTTGAGAAACAACAAACAGAATTCACACAACAAACTCCGAAGAAGGAAAAAAAGAATATGAGATCTGATTTGTCTACACTTAATAAATTCACAATTAAGGATCTGATTATTAATATTGAGGTTGATCCACATTTGTTGGCACTGGAGGGTGACACAGATGGAATGATTAATTTGATGTATTTTTCTAAGGAGCTCAGAGATAAAATTAAAAGCATTCGTGAAAAAAATCTTGAATCAAAGAAGAAGATAACTGAGCTGAACTCAAAAAAGAGAGCATATGTTGAGCAATTATATAAAACAGCAGTGGCAAAACGCAAGGCGGAAATATTAATGATTGATGACTTAAGATCAGTGTATGACGCAAAACAATTGATTTTGAGAAATTTATTTAATTATGATAATCCCAACGAACTCGAACAATCGATTTTGCATTGTTTGAAACAAAATATTTGATTGATTGATGAACATAGGTAAAAAATTTACTTATGTTCATTGAATTATTCTCATAAAAATAGTTCATATAATGAGAAGATTTAATTATTCTAATAATATATAAATGACAGCTGGATTAATTCAACTTGTTGCTATTGGTGTCCAAGATATATATTTAACTGGAGACCCCCAGGTTACTTTTTTTAAAATAGTTTATAGACGTCATACTAATTTCAGTATAGATTCCTTACCACAGTATTTTAATACGAGTACTCCTGCGAATTTTGGATCTGAGGTCACATGTAATGTTGCGCGTCAGGGAGATTTAATAAATCGGATGTATTTGTTGGTTGAGATGCCATCAGTACCAAAATTTTATTTGCCAGATGGTACACCAGATCCTATAAAAAAGTTCGCATGGGTGCGTTATCTTGGGTTTGCCTTAATTAAGGAAATTACTTTTGAAATTAATGCAAAAATTATTGACAGACAATATGGAGAGTGGATGTATTTATGGGAGGAATTATCTGGTAGACATATGGACAAGGGGAGTGCTGTAGATCGCATGACAGGTAATGTTCCATCCATGTACGATTTTTCAAATGGAAAAGATGCGTACAAATTGTATATCCCATTATATTTTTGGTTTTGTCGTAATCCAGGATTATCACTTCCGCTAATTGCATTAACTAATTCCGAATTAAAGATTAATGTTAAGTTTCGCCCTCTAAATGAATGTTATCGTATTGGTCCTACAAATTCAATTTATGTGATCGATGATGTAGTTGCGTTTAAGCCCTATGATTATATTCAACAAACAGTAAATGGTCAGACGATCTACGGAATGTTTATTAATTATGATTACTTGACTAAGAAACTTTATTATATCAAGATCCAGAATCAAAATAATCCCATGAGTTCTTTTTTGGCCCTACAAGAACCGAAAAGTTCAACTGTTGTCTTAGATAACCCCAATTACATAAATAATGTACCTTACCGAATATATGCCTCTAAAATCAATGCACTCACCATTCCATTTTATTGTACACCTGAACCAAACACAGTTGAAATGATTGAAAATACAGCTTTACCTGGCCTACTATCTTTTGTTTATGCATATTTCTTTGCAGATTTTATTTATTTGGATTCTGATGAGCGAATTAAATTTGCAAGATCAAATCATGAGTATTTAATTGAACAATTGCAATATAAACTGGAACCAAATATTAGGAGCATTGGGCAGAAAATTAATCTTGGTTTTAATCATCCGGCAAAAGAATTTATTTGGGTTGCACAATTGGATCAGTTGGTGGGTAAGAACACAATCAATGATTTATTCAACTATACTACCTCGCACTTGAGAAGGAAGGATGGATCATTTGTTGGAACTAATCTAATAGTTTCTGGTACAATGAACATGAACGGAGAAGAAAGATTTACTCCACGTGACTCCGCATATTTTAATTTAATACAACCTTATCAAAATCATTATCGGGGACCAGTTACCGGTATCAATACCTATTCGTTTGCGCTAAACCCCGAAACTCATCAACCTTCTGCCACCTTCAATATGTCAAAAGTCGATTTTCAAAGCTTACAACTGAAAATGGATAATACGATTTCGAGTATTAATACAGCACAATTAAGACTTTACATGTGGGGATATAATTTATTGAGAATTGTTTATGGACTTGGTGGTTTAGCCTTCACAACATATAACTAGAATTGACACAATATCTTGTGGATATTTATTGAGAATTGTTTATGGACTTGGTGGTTTATCCTTCACAACATATAACTAGAATTGACACAATATCTTGTGGATATTTGTTGAACAATTAGTATTATCGGGGTGTCATTCATTGGTATAAGCCTTGAGAATGATCACAGGCGAATAATTTAATGAAAATTTGACAAAATTTCATTAAAATATCTTGTCAAGATTAAGATTAAGATTTTCTTTCAATTTAATCAATACCAATTGATTGAAAAAAGCCACAAGAATTTCACAATGAAAAAAGGGAAGGATAAAATCCAAATGCTTATGGTATATGAGTAAATCATTAAATTTTCATTTACACACATGTCATCTGCAAACAACACACTGCCTCCAGCAATAAGGAAACAAAGGGGGAAAATGAAATAGATCAGTAAATAGACTACAATGATCCAAAAAACAGTAACACAGTAATCATTACATAATTCGTCACCACCTAATCCACTGACATATTTTATTTTAGGAATCTGAGGTAAGGTGAGAATGCAAATTATTATTGTCAAATAAACAAATCCGTGTGAAAATAAATAGGTGTTTAGCCCTGTGCTTCCACAACGTTTCTCTGAAGAACTTCCACAACGTTTCCCCAAGGAATCGGTATCGGTGCTTCCACAACGTTTCTCTAAAGAAACGCTTGACGCTGCAGATTGATTTTCTGAATAATATCGCGTATCTGCAGAAAGAACAATTGCGATAATTGCGAGTGTGAACATCAATATAATATATGAAAACACAATTATCTCCAAATGGCTAGTGCGAATTCCACAGATCTCGTGCTTTTTTGTCAAGGAAAAATACATTGGGTTTGAGGTGTTTATCGAAGTTGTCTGTTGTCTTTGAACTTTTGTGATTTTGATTTTGAGTTCAGTTATATGAGTATACGAGTTGAATTATACAAATAAAACATTTTTTCAATTTTTTCAATAAAATTTTTTCAATAAAATTTTTATTAAAAGAATTATTTGGGTTTCTTATGAATCTCTGCATTTACTTCCCAGTTGATCCAAATCCTCCTGCGCCTCTCGCACTTTCACTGAGTTCATTCACAATTTCCACTTTAATGGGTGCCATGTTGGGTGCACAGATTTGGACAATCCTATCCATTTGATTTAATAAATAACCACTGGGATTCACACAATATAGGGCTGCGATGATCTCCCCACGATATGATTTATCAATGATTCCAACACTATTTGCTAAAAAACAATAGGTTTTGGAAATGGAACTGCGTGCGTATAAATTATAATGTGTGGCATTTCCTTCAAAGTCCAACATTTCACACGCAATACCCATCCCAACAAAATTGGGTTTATTGGGAGGGGATGTATGTGTCAAATTAACGGATTCTGGTGCAAACAAATCGATGCCAGCATCATCTGAATAATTTGGTCTATTCAAATATCCATCCAAAATTTGTTTTGCAACCGGTGAATTCATTGCGTGATCCAAAAATTTAATTCGTAAAGTGTAATATTTTTTTGGCATCAAATCTTCTAAATTTAATTTAATCTCATTTGAAATGTTTGAGGAATTCTTCTTTGTTTGGTGAGTTTGAATGTAAGCTTTCATTGACAAATTAATTTTCTCACAAGTTCTGCAAAATGCATTAAATTCATTATAAATTCTTCCATGAGTTTCCACCACTTCATATGTATTGTACTCGGACGAATTACGAAGGATATTATTGAAGGTCTCAATCTTATTACAAGACGCGTTCATTTTAGAGAAGAGCTCATCGATTTCACTTTTGTTGCTGATCGTATAATTGAGTTTGCTGAGACTAAAGGCGTATTGATTGTATTCTTCATTAATCTTAGCAGTGATTGTTTCCATTTACCGAGTTAATCTAATTGGTTGTATAAATTGGTGTTAAATAAAGTGAATAAATAAATCAATTTTTTTAACACAGGTTTAAGTGAAAAATTACATTTAATGTATGTCATTTAATCTACATATTTTGATTATATTAGCTCATGGATGAACAAATATAATTAATTTTGAATAAGTCAATTTACATTCTAATGTAATCAGTTGAGGTGGGAACTGTGGTTTGTTGCTTGGAATCCATTTCCTTTTTGACTGCTTGAGCGACGGCATCACTCAAGAATTGGATATAGGTCATCACATTAGTTGTGCGTTTCTGGTAGGATTTGGAGAGGTTCAAGAAATTTTCATGTTTCTTGTAGATATCTGGACGTTCAGTTGTTCCAACAGAGCCAGAGTGAGAATTGATGTATCCATTAGTATGGTTATATAGTTTAAACCAGTTAATCAATTCAGTCAATAATTCTCTCATTTTCAGTTCTTGTTCTTTGAGTTTACTGACCTTGTTATCAATTTCTTGCTTTTCGGCAGGATCAATGGTCAAGTTATTGGCAGCAGCAATTTCTAAAACCTTTTGTAAATAATGCTGATAATCTTCAGCAGCACAAACACCCAAATTTTTGAAGTCAATTTCTTCATCAGCGCCTCCTCTCATGTTGCCATTAAAGAATCCAGGATACAAAGTGGATGATGGGATATAGCTGGTGTAAGCGGCGGGATTGAATGGAGCTGCGATAGTTGGAGAAGCAATGAAGCTACGAATCAAAAGATCACCATTGTAACCCAAATAATTATTTTGAACAGCTGAGCGTAAACGTCCCATGCTATCACGAATGTTTTCAACAGAGTTAATCATAGTGACATATGGATTAACATAGTCGTAGACTTTGTATGATTCGTTGTATCTGGGCTTGGTAACACGAGAGATCTTTTCGATTTCGGGATTCAAGTAGTAAACAGAGGCGTTGACATAGGTTGAGAGAATTTCAAGATAGTTCAAGAAATCATTGTTCTTCTTCATTTCATCAATAATTTGCTTGCCGGCATCTTTATTACCATCACCAAAATATAAAAGGTTGGCATCTGAATCAATTGTTTTGATCCATTCACCCACAGATTCAACCTTTTTGATGTTTACATTCTTTAGGTCAAAGTAATCTTCGGTCACTTGCTTGCGTCTGAAGTGGAATTTGTTCAAGACAACAACAGCGTGTGCTGGGCTCAAAGATTTGATTTCGTCAATGTACTTGCTGAATGAGTCAGATCTCATTTCGGTTTCTCCGAGCTTGAGAAGACGATCCTTTCCAAAGAAGTCGCGACATTCGTTAGTGAATTTACCTTCAGGATTGGCCAAACATTTTGAAATGAAATGATGACATTGAGATTTGCCTGAGTCAGTTGACAAAAGACAGACTTTTTCAGCATCTCCTTCATCATTGGTTCTTTGACCATTGACCAATCTGTAGAAGTTACCAGTCTTTCCATCACGTTGCCATTCCTTAGCCTTGAGTGCGTCAACTGCTGCGAGGAATTCATTGTTTCTCTTCCATTCGACAAGGGAAACGGGTGAAGAAGATAAGATTCCTTTGAGAGATCTTTGGTCAATTGGGAGTTTATCCTTGATTTCAAGTCCTGAGAATTCGTCAGAATCAAAATCTTTCAATTTAACATCTCCACCAGTTCTGAACTTAATTAAATCACCGGTTTCACAAATACTCAGGAAAACGCCGATCAATCCATGAGAAACTTTGTCTAAATCAAAAGGTGTTTTAGCACCATAAACAGTTCTGTATTTGTCTAGAGGGACCATTGGAATAAGATCCATCACTGCGAGGAATCTTCCGGAGAGAGGAATCATGGGCGAAGAACCATTTAGGAAGAATCTGGCTTCGAGACTTTTGTTGAAATTTAAGGTCATTCCAGCGATTCTACTAATAACAGTTGATCTACTAACAACAGATGAATCTCTTGGTAAGGCCAAAATTTCCACAGGTGCACTGGACTCAAAGAGAGTGAAATAAGTGGAGAAAGTGTTGGCTTGATCAACTGATCCCATGATGATGTTATCAAAGATGAATTCGGCTGCAGCATTTCCAATAGTGTTAGAAGGAGGAGCACCACCTTGCATACGTTGGGATCCACCATTATTTAAGGAACCTCCTGTTAAATTTCTGGGGTTGCATCCCAGTTCAATTTCAACTTCCAATCTTTTAAGTTTCTCGTAAAGGGTTTGGGGATTTTTGAGAGGACCTTCCACTAAAGCGTTCAAATCTTTTTTTGTTTTTAATGCATTTAAATTATATTTAGTGTCAACTGATGGACCAATGAGGGCGATATGGTCCTCAACTTTTTTGATCGCTTCTTGAATTTTTGCATCATCGACTTTTCCACCCATGGGTTTGAGAACGAGATTCCATTTTCCTGAGCCATCAACTTCAGTTTTTATTCCGCCGGATGATTCAATATCATACATATGTTCAAAACCATCGAATTCGTAATATGCTGGAGGGGTTATTTTTCCACCAAACCCTGTTTTTGCTTCTGTTTGATTTGTGTAACCAGGGTCGGATCTTGTAGTAAGAAGAACATCTCCCTGTTTGCTCACTAATAGAACCTTATCATCAGTGATATTCTTTGAAATAAAACCACCGCCAACTAATTTAGCTCCTCCAGTAATAATAATTTTTTCTTTGGCAATAAAGTCGTTAATTGGGTCTGTTTCAAAGATAGAAATAGCTCTATAAATTGCATCAAAATCACTATCCGAAATACCAATCGTCATATCAGTAATCTCTTTTTTCATAGCTTGTTTTAATGATGTAATTTTAAGAGAGAAAATATCCATTTTAGATGATGTAACCGCTTTTTGAATATTGATACGTTGTAAATTTGTTGGATCTGTGTTTTGTAATATTAACTGTTCAACATTAGTACCAACAAATGAGGTATCCTGACGAATTTTATTTGATTGACCATTATCAAATACATATAACGCGACAACAAAACTATTTAATTCAGTAGCCTCTACATCCAATGCAAAATCAAAATTTTTTTTTACATCTACTAGTTTTTTGTCATCTCTTTTACTGAAGATCTCTTCCATAAATTTTTCAACGGCTGTTCTGACGTCGGATTTATTAATATCAGCTTTTACGTAATTTAAAAGTGGATCTCCAGCAATAATTTCATTCAAATAACTGGGAATATTCGCATCATCAACAAGAAAAGCCGAATATTCAGCGATTCTCATCAAAGCAAATCTCATGGGGGTCACAGTTGGGGGAAGTACAGAAAGATCAAACAACCCCTCACCGATGAAATATTGAGCAAGATTTGGAACTTGAAGAATTGAACCCTTGAATCGTTCAGATTTACTTAACTCATTAACAAAATTCACATCAATTTTTGTTTTATTAGTAGATGCTAATTCTGTTTGAAGTGCTTTCAATTCAGCGGTTGTTAACCCACTTGTTGGTGGAGAGCTGGTTTTTTTGGCTTCGGCAATCGCATTATTCATATGTTTTTCTGCCTCTTTCATTTGCTTCTCTGCCTCATTCTTCATGTTTTCTGCTTGGTTTCTTGCATTTTGTGCTTCAATGGTTTTACCACTTAATGCATTTGTCCTAGCATCATTCGCCGCATCTTGTGCATTTTGTGCAGCTTTTTCTGATAGAATTGCTGCTTTATCTGCTGAAGTAGCAGCAGCAGTAGTAGCAGTAACATTGGCCGGGTCACTTACAGTGCCAATAGCATCGTTGGCTTGTTTCGCGTGTCTTCGAGCATTGGTTGCAAAAATAGCAGCTTCATCGGCGAAGTCTTCAGCTTCTTCAGCAGCCTGTTCCCCAGCTGTTTTTGACGTAGAAGATGTCTTGATCTTACTGATAGCTGCAATGAGAGCTATTTGTGCGTCAGTAATTGCTTTTTGAATATCACGCAAGGTTTTTTGATCTGCTGTACTAAGTGTGACTGATCCAGTAGATGAGGATGGCTTGGTGTTAATCGCATCAACAATTTTCTTAATATCGGCCAAAGCAGTTGTGAATCCTTTATGAGCACCATCGCTAGCACCAATGTGTGCATCTAAACCAGAAACTTTTTTTAAAATTTCACTTAATGAAGCACCCAATGTACCTGCGCTGGGAATTGCTATATTGACCGCTTTTGTCACTTCATTTTTGAGTTGGGTGACAATCTCTGAGAGATCAGTTGTGCCAAGAGTAACAGTGGCCGTGGATCTAACAAAACCCTTCAAACTCTGTTCGTATGTAGCCCAATCTACTCTTGAATTATCAAGAGGATCAGCTTCTCTTACCAACTTAGCAATTCTGACCATACCTTGAGTGAAATAGGAGTTGATATCATAATCCTTGGCACTTGGTGTCTTATATTGGGACGAATAAGTTCCGTTGTATGGCAATTTCTCCCATAAAGCGGGATTAGTAGTCTTGATATCATGTAATTGACAAATGATTGGCCAAGCATTCTCAAATGTCCCATTTGGGATGTCTGCTCCTCCTCTCATCTTAAAATTCCTTACTAATGAAGACATTGCTTTAGGATATAATTAATGGAAAGAAAAAAAATTTGAATGAAACAATTAATAAAACTATATTTTATGAAAAAAGTTTTTCACATCGAAAGCTCTCAGATCCCCAAAGGATAAAATTCTATATGGATTCTCTCATCGATAAAATCTATAGTTTTTTATAAAAAAAGTATTGTTCTATAATATAATAAATGTTTGAAAATTTAACAGCAAATCATTGGATCATCATTATTCTCGGTATCATTGTGCTTCTTCTTATTTTGAATTATTTTTTCAGAAAAATGAATCATGGATCCAAAAAATATTACGCGGAACAACCTATGTATCGTAAACAAGCACAAGCCCAAGGACAAATGGATTATTATCAACCGATGCAAGCACGAGCACAACCTCAGGATCAGGCTCAAGCTCAACCCCAAGCTCAAGCTCAACCCCAAGCTCAAGCCCCAACCAAACCTCAAGTCGATCTCTTCCTCTTTTACTCAATGGGATGTATTCATTGCCGCAATCTTTTGAGCAGTGGTGCATGGGATCAGGTTGAACAATATTACTCGGCTAATCCTCAATTAAATGTGCAAGTTCATCGTGTGGATGCTGCAGATCCCAATAACGCACAAATGATGTCGCAATTTAATATTAGAGGTTACCCCACTATTACTTTATTAACACCAAGTGGTCCAAAAGAATACCCTGGACAACGCGATGCACAAAACATCGTAGCATTTGTCGGAGCCAATACTCAATAAGTTAATTTATTGTAAATATTTGATGAATTCATTTAATTATGATATTTATGAATTTGTTTAATTATGAACCAGTGTGAGTAAATATTTTTCACACGCTTGGTATCATCAAATTATTTAATTAAATAGTATCATCAAATTATTTAATTAAATAGTATAATCAAATTATTTAATTAAATAGTATCATCAAATTATTTAATTAAATAGTATCATCAAATTATTTAATTAAATAGTATCATCAAATTATTTAATTAAATAGTATCATCAAATTATTTAATTAAATAGTATCATCAAATTATTTAATTAAATAGT